ACTTAGGCTTTTCGTTGTTTTTTTGAGACATTATCAATATCCTTCTTTAGATTTTTAGAAATCTTATCTTTTTTATATTCTTCAGAAGACCTCTTTTTGGCGTCAGGTCTCATGTGGTCAAATTGCGGGTCGTCTTTTGCCCAGTTTTTTCTCATCTCTTGCCCCTAGTCTTGCTCAGGGCGTTAGACAGCTTGTCTAAACTTTTTTTTGTGTTAGCTCTGGGATTTAAGGGACTTTTTTTTACGTACTTATTTTTTCCACAATTACACATGTTAACTCCTGGGTCTACTGTTCATATGGATTATATACACTGGATGGGCCTATTGGACCTGGTTTTCTTCCACTGGACTTTGGCCGTTAACCTGCGCAAAAGCAGAAGACTTAATTGCTCTATACTCCGAGTGAGTTAAATCAGACCCCACCTGCTTCACCATATCTGTATACACCCTTATGAAGTCTTCATTAATATGCCCAGTTAAACCTCGTACGCTAGAAAACTTGTCGTCTTTTACTATAGACATAACTCCTAACTTAATATCCTCTAGCTCCTGTCTTTGGTCAGACGTAAGCATCCTCTTGTTTTTTATGCCTTTTTCCTTCAAGTAATCCGCATCGCAAATTTTATCAAGTTTATCCTGAATTCTTTCGCCAACAACTATTAACTCAGCTACCGTCTTAATTGTTCGTTTTCTCTTAAAGCTATCCTTTGATCCGGGCGGGCGACCTTGATTTAAACCGGAATCCTTCCCCTCTTCATCCGTATTTGTATAGGGAGACTTGGGGACAGAAGTTTCTTTTAACTCCATTTGCTTGTCGTGATTTTCTTCCGGAACATAAGACTGTATATATGGACTGTACTTAGGAGGGGTGTCTCCAGCTTCTCTAGACATTTCTTCTGAGGAAATTCTACCATTTTCAATTTCCCACATTTCACCTATCTTTTCAACGATGGTTCTATTAGAGATGATACTACGGTCATTTAGATCCATTAGCAATCTAAAGTAACTTCCCTGTTCAAATAAGTCGTCGTTCTTAAATTTTACGGTGGGCCTATTTCTAAATCCCAATTCATCGACTATGATGTCTATCTCGGAGTTTATCCAACTTGAAAGAGCGCGACGAACAGCGTCGATTCTTTTCATGACATTTCTAAGACCCATGAATGCACTAGATGCCGCAGCTGCCGTTTCGTCTCCTCCAATAAGGGACTTGTGGATGCCTAAGCCTAATAGCATGGATTCGTAATTCTCGTCGAAGTTTTGTAGTTTTTCGACTGGCGGGAAAAACTGTTCGAAACTAAGCATTGAATCCCATATAATATCCATTGTTCCACCAGTATGGTTTTCTAAAATGTTAGCCAGCTTTGTTACCGAGCCTACATCAGGAAGAATCTCTTCTTTATGATCGCCTAATTTCCATAGCCGTACTGAATTATACCAGCTATCCAAGGCGCTAATTTTAGCCATTCTTAGTTTTTCGTTATAAATTACATCGTGAAGAATACTATATATAAAGCTTTTTGCCCATATATCACTATCCTTCTTTTTGTAGTGAGCCACATAAATTTGATCTTCTGGTATTGGTATAACTACCTCGCTTTTATATCCAGCCATAGAGGAGTTTTTTCCGGTAAGAAGCGACCTTACTTCCTTGGGTAGGCTTTTTAATAGATCTTTATTGCCCTCGGTAGCTAGCTGTCTCAAATTAGACACTTCGGATCCACTGACCTTTAGCCCCCATCTTCTCACACCAGCAAAAATAGCCAATTCTCCGCCAATTAACTCTAAAGTTGATGGGTCATAGAAAATGTACTCCATGGGGATTTGCGATTCGTCTAGCTCTTGACCAACGGCTGGCTCTCTCTTCATTCTGCGAACAGAGGGGACGTCTATTGTATCTAGCTTTCTTCTTACGGAAACGTTACCCTCTACAATAAAATAATTGGCAAATTTTTCAGCTAATTCTTCTAAGTTAACCTTTTTTGCCCAACTTTTAAAGAACTTTTCAGTCGAGTCATTAGTGCTTACTATGCTAATTCCATCTATTGCTATTTCTGTCATTAAGTCTACGACCGATCGAATAAGGCCAACCTTTTCGTAAGCCTCGCGACAAGACAGCATTATTTCAGAGTCGTCATTAGGTATGGCTTCTCCGGGCCTAAACCTCTCGTAGTGCTTACGGGCAAACGGAGGCCGAACAGACGTGTTGTCTTCAACATTAGAATAAAAGCCAGCCACTGAGTGCTTGGTTTTATCCATTGCCTCTGAATAACCTTTTAAGTTATCGTTCTTCTCCTCGTTAAGGGAGTGGTAAAAATTTTTTGGTTGCTCTTGATCTTCAGACATTTTTATTCCTAGTTGGACCGTGGTTCAATTGTAGATACACCGTTGTTTAGTAGTTTACGGTTCCGCCGCTATCCGGTTTATTGGATTTTAAATAACTACTCTTATTATAGCCAGTTTTCTTCATAGACTTAAGGCCTCTTCCTTGATACATTTGATTTTCAGGCTCTATCTTTCTTGATCTGGCCTCTCGAGAGGAGATTCCCCCATATGTTGTTATAGTGTCATCGTCGTCGTTTATATGCTCTCTAGCTGCATCGTTAGCCAAAAGAAGGCTAGTGAAGTGGTCTCTCTTGAGCTTTATTTGGACTGATTCAGTTACAACGCCTTTAATGGTGGGCAAATCCCATTTTTTCATTCCCTTAGCTGTGGTTTGCTCTTGTATTAGCGTGGTTTGATACTTGCACTCTTCAATTTCATATTGAATATCTTCGGAAATGTCTCTTACGAGACAGCCTTCTAAACCTTGGAACCTGGACTGTTCAATAGATACAGCGTCGTATTCAGGAAATAAGTGCTTTTTAATGGTGAGGTCTTTTAATAAGTTATAGTGAGCCGACTCGTACCAGTCTCTTTTTGAAAACTGTATGACTTTTATAATATGAATGCCTTCTTCTCCAGACACCATGTCGTCGTCCATGTCATATATGCATACTTGATCTTTTTTTAGCTTAGAAGTGTCTTTTAGCCCTTCAACTATAGATCTGCCTCCGCCTCCGGCATCTAAATGAATTCTTTTTAAATTAAATCTACTTGCTAAATCATGTATTTTTTGAATTATAAAAGTATTGTAATCATCAACGTCTTTGTACTCGGACTTTCTCTTTTTTTTGTCTGCCTCAAACCGTTTTCTATTTGCGCTCCAGGTGTAAACTTGCCTTCTGGGGTCTTCTATTTTTATAATAGTAATAACCAAATTGTCTCTTTCAGATGCGGGGTCTATCCCCATAACGTATTCTTTAGTAGGGTCCCCCTTGAGTTCTACATTAAAAGAAACTTCCTCATCTCCACATCTGGTGGGACAAGTGCAATTATATATCAAGGAAGCAGGGAAAAAACCTTCTGAATCCTTAGAAAAAACACAGCCATATTCCATCTTAAAGATGCCGCTATCCATGGTAGATTCGCCTTGTTCCATAATAGTTGGATCCATAAGGCCTAGCGGAAGCTTATCGTGAGGTATTCTTATTACAGCATATTCGCTACTTGAGACTTTTTTGCCACCTTTTGCGTAGAGTATATCGCAATAGCTTTGATAGTATTTGTAAAAATGATTAAATTGGTATGTTGCTGTTCCAGATAAAATTATCTGGTTGCCAGAAAGAGAAAACTTATCCTCCTTCTCGGTGTCTTCAAGCGTAATGCCCATCTTCTTCAGAAGAGACTCTTGGTATGCCTGTTGAACTTTTTCAAAAGTATTATGACTATGGACGGCCGCGAAGCCTCTGATTACAGTCTCAAAAATGTCAGGATTTATAGAGCCAAACTCGTCACACACGATAATGTTGGCTCGCAAACCTCTTATCTTTTCCCCTGTTCCAATCGGAATGCCTGTTATCTTACTCTTTCCAACGCTCCAGGTGTAACCAAGCACTCCTCTTTTGGGGGGGTTGTCGTGGCCACATATATCCCTGAGGATTGGGGAGTTCTTCCACATTTGTTCTATTGCCTCGAAAACTAATCCAGATTGACGAAGTCCAGCTCCAGCTACAACAATTTTAATTCCCTGATTGAGGATAGCGCGAAGGGCTATGTACACTGCCAACATGGTAGTCTTGGATCCACCGCGAGCAGCCAAAATCATGGGAAGCCTTTTTGTCCAGAGGGTCTCCAGTATACTCATTTGATACGGGAATAAATCCATATTCAATATATGTTTGGTGGGGAACTGCAGGTACTTTTCGTTCATGCACAGTCTTATTATATCTTCCGCTATAGTCTCTTTGGCGGGAAGGTGGGCCTTGGCATTGTCTGTATCGATAAGATACGTGTCGCCTATTTCAAGGTAGGCGTTCTTAAGAAACTCGCTTCGATGTTCCTCTGACCATAGTGATATATCTTGTTTAGACATCCAGTTCCTCGTCAAGCATGACCGCATCCCTAAAAAGGTTACATGCTAATCTTTGCGCAAAGTATTTATTAGACATGAAATAAGTAGACACTTTATATCGAGACTTGATTTCCGCAATTCGCTTAACTATGAAGTTGGGACTAACGTTGAAGTATCTCCCGTGGCCTGTTTTTGACTTGTACTTAGAGAACGAGTCTTTTAAATCGTCCTCTATAATAATTACTGCGGTTCGATACTTTGACATCTTCTCTAATTCTATCTTAAATCTGTCCCATCCCCTGCCAATATTACCTATGAATTCCTCCAGAGAATTTTTTCTCTCTATAACTATTCCGTAGTCGTCGCCTTCTAAATCGTAACCTACTATAGTATAATCTCCCGCCTCTAGTTTGTCAGAGTATATTTTTTTTATATGGAGATTCGACGGCATCTCCCCCTCGAAAGTCCATGGGTTTTTCTCCCTAGTGTCAACTATCACGCAGACGCTTATTGCGTTTTTTATTGCGCTTCGAGCCTTGTGAAGCCCGGAACTTCTTCTGCTTCTTCCGCTTGGCATTTTTATTTTTTTTCTTGATTCCGACATAATCTTTTTTTGATGCCACTACTTTAAAGAACATCTCCTCATATTTTTCTTCTTTTCCCGTAACTAAATCGTGGTGATTTTTGCATAAAGTTACCCCATTAAAAACCTCAGTTCGTAATCTAGCATATTTAGCAAACCTTTTAATATGGTGGACCTGCAATGTTGTTTTGCATTCACATCCGGGATATTGACAAGAATAATCGTCCCTAGCCATAACCGATTTTCGAAACTTATGGTACGATGGAGTTCGTCTTTGGGTGTCCCGTCTTCTGATGCGAGTATCCTATCTATATGTATACACCTCTCGTCCTGCGGACGTTAAGTCGTTTTTGTACATAGCTGCCAATAGGCTTTTCCAGTCATAATCAGGCTTCCAGCCCAAAATAGCCCGAGCTTTTGACGCGTTCCCACACAGATACGGAACATCAGCAGGCCTCATAAATTTAGGGTTTATTTTATAAACATTATCTATATCCAGTTCCGCCAATTCGCAAACGTAGGAAAGAGCATCCCTGACAGACGCCGTTTTTCCTGTTGCTAAAACATAGTCATCAGGACTATCTTGCTGGAGCATTAACCACATTCCTTGAACGTAATCTTTAGCGTGGCCCCAGTCTCTTATAGCGTCAATGTTTCCTAGAGAGACGTGTGAATCCAGCCCGCTTTTAACTCTTGATACTCCATGGGTTATTTTCCTAGTAACAAAATTAAGCCCTCTTCTTTCACTTTCATGATTAAACAGTATACCACAAGAGGCATGTAAGTCATATGAATCCCTGTAAACAGACACCATATTGTGAGAGTAAAGTTTAGCGGCGCCGTAGGGGCTTCTAGGTTTAAATGCAGAGTCCTCGTCTAGCATTTCGCCTTCGTCAACTTTTCCGTACATTTCTGACGTAGACGCTTGATAGAATTTGCATTTAGGCGCATAAGACCTAATCCCCTCTAGCGCACAAGATACAGCGTATCCGTTTGTCATCATTGTTGAACTGGGTTCCTTAAAACTTTGCCCTACATGAGACATGGCGGCTAAGTTATAATATTCATCAGGTTGAATATCTTTGATAATATTAGATATGCCGCTAGCGTCTGTGACATCCATAGTCACTGCTGTGTAGTTATGGCGACCATCGGAATTACACATGTTGTCATTATCTCGAGTAGACCTTCGGGACACACCGTAAACTTCATAATTTTTACTTAATAAAAGCTCGCATAAATACGAAGCGTCCTGCCCTGGGCATCCTGTAACAATTGCTTTTTTACTCATTTTTTTTCTCCATTAAATTGATAGTTTCTTCATCTAAAAGCTGAGGCGCTATTTCTCCGTCCAAAAACTCTATTGCTTCTCGTAGATTGCCTGAGTTTTTTTCTGTGGCTATTCTTAATAATTCAGCCATTCTTCCCTCTTCGTCACGAGACTTCTGGGATTCAAACTTCCTGCAAAGATCAAAGAAGGTATCTGCGCCTACTCTACCCTTTTCTTCTCTTTGCTTTCTGGTTACATTCAATGTTTCTTGTAACTTTGTTGACTTGTCCAACATGTCCCTGTATTCTTTATTCAGATCAGACATCTTAATAGAAGCAGAGTATATTTTTTCGTATATCATAGCCTCGTCTGGATTGGTCAAATCTAAGTCCTTGATATCGTCCACTAAAATGTCTCCCATTAGAGTGTCACGTAAAGAAGACGATTCCTTGTAATCAGTTTGGTTTCTGTCCATTCTCAATTTGATTATTATAATCTGTTCAATAGTGTTCTGCTCAGTATAGGTAATGTCGTCAAGTTGTATGTGATATTCGCACCATTCGCTGACTACATTAGGCCAGTCTCGGGTAGACACTTGCTCCTTTAGTTTTCTTCCCCGTGGGCTGAGGATGAACTTTTGCTTATAAAATTCCTTTTTGTCGCCTTCGTTTTTTAGGGGGTGACTAGCTTCAGGACGATCTTCTTTTCTGTGCTTTTTTAATAGACCCGAAGAGCTTCTGTGCCTTTCGATGGTTCTAGTAGAACAGTTAAGAGTTTTCGACATCTCCTTATCAGTCATGGTCTTATAATTGTATAGGATAAAATCCTTATCCGTATCTGTTAGTCTTCTAGGCATAGATTTACTCTTTGTTTAATTCATCCCATTCTTCTATTATTTTACTTACTTCTTGGTTTAGTTTTGACTTGTAATAAGATGACACGTTTTCTTCTTCAATACATGCGTGATATATATCAAGTAGATCTTCACTTAATCTAGACTCTACAAAATTTTTAAATTCACCAAATCGAACATCATAAGAGGGGTCTGAGTCAGGGGACTGTTTTTTGCTTGCATTATTGGCTGGATCCACGGCATCAATATCTACACAATTATTTAGATTTATCCTAGTTTGCCTGTGACCTTGGTTGACAGAGCTGTAATTATCTCTATAATAATTAGCGAGCCTATTTTTGGTAACCCTATTTAGCCACCTTTCTATAGAATTCAAAGACGTGTCCCCAGCCGCCTTAGAAGGCTCGTAATACTTTAATTGCTGCAGGCAAATTAATACCACCTGACCCTCTATGTCCTCTTCGGAAAAATAAGAAAACTTTTTGTTTCTATGTATTGTGGCTATTTTACTGATTACCGACAACAGTTCTTCTTCTGTTATCTTCTCATTGGAAAAGCTATTGATGTATTCTAAACTCTCCGAAAGTGTTTTTTCGGAATTCTCTTGTTGCGCCATTCAAAAATCCTTAATAAATTCCTATAATTATAGGAATAACCATGGTAAAGGTATAAAAAATGAACAGATCAGTAAGAAAAAAGTCAAGATGGACAGAAACAGAAAAATTATTTTTGAGAACTAACTCAGGAACGATGAAGGACGAGGAAATGGCCAGCACTTTAAGAAAGTCGCTAAAGGCTGTTAGGGAAATGAGAAGGCGGTTAGGTTTAGTTAAAAAATCTGGTCGTGGAATAGTAGCCCTTAGAGAAACTCGTTAGAGTAGATTTTGGGTGTATAAATTTGTATGGCTCATTCGTCATGCAGCATAAGCGGTTTTTTTGAACCAAGTAGGTCCTTGGCTTCTGTTTTTTCGTCCTCCAGCCTCAAGCAAGACGGCACCGACATATTTGGAAATAGTACCCTTTCTGCATTTTCTGCGGTTTTAAGTACGGTAGAGCCTTTAATATCAACATATGCTTCGGCAGTAAGCATATCAGGTGTATTTAAATATCAAGAAGCACTGGTTTCTGATTTTTCGTGTATTCCAGAAACCGTATCGACTGGAGAGGATCATTGTGGTACTCTGATATTTAGTCAAGCTTGCAGTTCTGCGCACATAGTAACGATGGGATTATAAAATGGCAATTGTAGTAAAAGATGGTAATAACTCAAGTAATAGTCTAAAGACAACATATGACGCGGGGAACTCTTGGCATACGCCACACCACTATGTAGATGGAACTATGGCGGTTTCTGGCAATCTGGTGATAACCAGCGGATTAATTGGGGCTACGGGAACTATTGCTGTGAGCGGACTGTTTCCCAGCGGAGTTCAGTATACTGAAGGCGTTACCCCGAGTACAGGGACAATAATAGGGTCGGCAGCTCTAGGCGAGAAGTCTGACGGCAGCCTGTTGCCTTTACAGCAAAATGTCAGCGGATATCTCTTTGTTGTTCCCAGGCATCCCCATTCTGAACCAGACAGAATGTTTAACGCACTAGGTACTATTTCCAGCGATTCGGCGGCGTCTGTGAAAACGGCCCCCTCAACCACCTCTAACAGATATTACATAACGTCACTAAGTGCATCTAATACCAGCTCTACTGGTACCATATTTTCTCTATTTTCTGACTCTACTAATGTATTTAATGCATATGTTGCCGAGTCTGGCGGGGGTATAGCCATGTCCCTGCCTACGCCAATAGTATGCGGAACCGGCCAAGCTATTAAGGCGAGCCTCGGTACTGCAACTCAAAATATACTAGTAAGCGTACAGGGATATATGGACGTTTGATGTGCCGAATATAAATAGTATATATAAAGAAGTTACTGCTGATTGGACTAGTTCTTCTTATGGCGTTTATGAGGACGTAGCCGAAACATCTGCATTGTCTTCGGGTGGGAAATATCTAGTAATAGTTAATGTTCAATTTGTAACCGATATAAATGAAGAGGCTAAGATTAGGACTTTATTTGACGGAGTAGAGTTAGGAGGGTCTTTATCCTCTGAATCTTCAAGAAGCAGCAGCCATGAAACTAGGTATAGTTATTTTACAATGGTTGAGCCGAGTTCCTCTGGAAAAACTATAAAGATACAGGCTCAGGCCTCGTCGGGGCATCCTGTCTCAATAAAAACGGCAACTATTTCCTGTTTGGATCTTCAGAATTTAGTTGCGGGTTCGGACTATATATTTACTGAAAACTCTTTGGATTCAACCAATACAAATAGCTATCAAGAAATGGCCTACATAAATATACCAGCCACTAAAAATACCGCAGGAGATTGGCTAGTTTTATCTGCTGCCCAGTTTAATATCAACAGCACATCAGTAAGCCTGTATCAAAAAATAGAGTACAAGGGCCTAGAGTCGTTTCCAGAAATAATTCAAACATCTAATGGAGCCGGATCATACAGGACCAATTACATGCAAAGAATAGTAAGTGTTCCTTTTTTGGGCTATCCCGAACATCTGGGAGGAACAACTGCTGACGGTGGTTATAAAAGGTTATCGCTGAAAACCAAGGACTCGAGTACTCGAGAGACCAATAATACATGTAAACAAGCCAAGGTTTTTGCTCTTAGGCTGGCTGCTGCACAACATACCGCTTATTATCAATCATCCAGTTCCTCGGAGCTTTTGTCTTCTGGCGACTTTGATACTGTGGCTAGCTTGTCAAATTACAATCCCCCTCAAGATGACGCATCGACGTCCGCCGCTAGTCAGTTTACTACAGGAAAAACGTTAATACTGACCTATGGCGGGTTTAATCCGAATGGAACTACTGGTTCAGATGAAAGGTGCTGGATGAATATAACTTGGTCTGACCCCTCTTTGGAAACAGATTTTATTGCTGGTTTTTCAGATGAGTCTATTTTTGTTTCCGGATCTAGCTATGAAAAGAACCCAATAGGGTTTGCTGGAATACAAGCCCACTCTGCAGTTTCAGGGCCTAAAAAGATTACAATGAAGGTTAAGACTTATTCAGATATAGGGCTTGTTTATGATGCATCCATATGCGTTATTGGACTGGGCGCTCCCGTGCCTACGACAGCTGGTGGCCCACGCGCCAAGCTAGAAATGAATCCTGTAATTAGGCTCAGTTAGGTGTATTATTTTTTGAGGACATTTTAACAATGACAGCAATAAACCAAGATTTTTCGATGCATATAGGCGACACAAAGGTGATATCCTTAACTGTTAAAGATTCAAACGGAGACGTAGTAAACACAACTGGATTGTTAAAGGCTCAGTTTGTTATAAAAAGCTATCCAAACTCCACGACCGCGCTGGTCACAAAAACACTAGTTAGCGGAATAACGAACAGCACGCCAGCTCTTGGTCTAGTGGTCATAACTGTTGATGCTACTAGTAGCGCCACTTTAAGCGCTGGCGAGTACTATCATGAAACGCGCATAAAGGATGCGAGCAGCAATATTGGTACTATAACTACAGGAACTATTACTGTTACAAGCGCTACAACACTGTCGTAGATTGGAAACTTTTAAATGAACTACCATTATATTTTAAGAAGAGCTTTAGAAAAAACATTGACTCAATCAAGTGTTGATCCTTGCTTGCCTCCTGTTAATACGCCTAGGCCAGTACCTTACACTGAGGAGTGGGGAAACGAACAAATGAAGTGTTGTAAATGCTTAGTCTATGGAGAAACCGAGTGTGGCGACCAAGGGTGCGCTGAATGTGTGGCTTGGGTTATGAGGAACAGGAGAAAAAATCAACAAAGCAGTAATTGGAGTGACTCCCCTTGTGGACAAGCCTTGAATAAACCGCAGTTTAGCGGGGGTTCGGGAAGTAGTAAATTTGACAATTGTTGGTGCGGAACATCAGACACAGGAAGTTCAACAAGCAAATGTCTTAAACAGGCTGATACTGCATGCAAAAGGGTTGGTGGGGGGTATTTTGATACCGGAACTGGATCAAACCCCAAAGATCCTACGGGTGGCGCAAATTATTATCACAGATGCGATCTGGATAACGGACATACAAGAGACATGGAATGCAATGTCAAGGCCGGAATATGTCGAAAAGTAACAACTGGAGCTTGCGCTAGCTGTGACCATTGTTTCTTTGTTTGCGATTCAATGCCTAAGCCTTGCGAAGACTTCGAGGATTCTTATGAAGACGATTCTTATGAAGACGGTTCATATGAATATGATAGTGGTTACGATTGATAAATTAAACAAAATATTGTCTCAAATATCGCAAGGCCCTTGGAGTCATGAGTTTTGTTGAGGATTTGATGCGAATAAGAGAAATAAGATAGATTGAAAATGAAAAAATTAAACCTTACAAAAAAATTAAACCTTACAAAAATATTGAATTCTATAGCCCAAAGCAAAAAGGAACCTGGGGATTTTCCCTGTGGCGAAGGCGAGGCAGAAGTATGGTGTGGATATGAGCAAAGCCCTGGCGCGCCTCCCAGCTCAGAACAGGCCCCTTGCAATATTTGTATCGATGAGTATGACGCCCAAGATCCGGAAACGGCAAGATGGCTTTGTGAGGATCAGTGCGACGATAATGCTGGAGGGTGTTGTAAATACGCAAAAGTGGCAACATCTGAACATCCTACTTATTTGGGGTGTTCAAGAATGACCGGAAGAAAATGTCAATCGTTTTTTACTGACCACCCCGTATATGGGGAACCGCACGTTTTGCCTGGTGTTATTCGGTTTTATACGTCTTACAATATTATGGGTTGCGGTCCAGGAGCGTGCGAAACATACACAGAGCCTGCGGGGGCTTGCTGTTGGGAGTGCATAGCGACCTTCAATCCTGGACATCCAGAATATGACGAGCCTGGGCTTATTGAAGACCCGATGACTTCCAAAAAGCATCTTGGTTTGAAGGGATGTAGGCGCACCGATGGAAAGACTGGTTGCGGCATTATGTTAATAGAAAAGCAACGACAGTTGAACGACCTACACAGAGAGAATCCAGAAATATATCCTGCATACAAGTGTAGCGTGAAGAAGTTTAAGGAAGACTCAAACTGTGGTGACGAAGGTTTTGATTGCCCAAGATCTATTCTTGATCCAGTTGTAGATCCTGAAATATGAATGAAGTATGGAAAAAAAGCAATCTAGCACCGGGTTATGAAGTTAGTGATCTTGGTCGAATTAGAATGCCTTCTAGGAATGTGATTAATAGAGGCCGACGACATTTTAGGAAAGCCAAGGTTTTAAAGTTGTACGAGGCTAGGGACTTATACCAGTTTGTGGTTGTGTTTCCAGATAAGCAAAAGACTGAAGCGGGTCGTGCCGTAAGTAGGAAGTATTTTGTTCACCGAATGGTGATGGATGCTTTTGTTGGACCTTGTCCAGAAGACATGACCGTAGACCATATTGATAGGGATAGACAGAACAATGCTCTTGAAAACTTAAGGTACGCCACTAAGTCGGAGCAAGATGAGAACCGAGACCTGTCTGGCATCTCAGGAGAGAACAGCAAGTTCTCTAAGCTTGACTGGGATAAAGTAAAAGAAATTAGACGGCTCTATGCCCAAGGAAAAACAATTAGAATAATATCGGGACAATTTGATGTCACTAAAGATACTATTCGAAGAGTTGTAGACGGAAAGACCTGGAAAGATCAGTAATTAATTAAAAACCCCACTCAGTGTTTTTTGAATGGGGTCTCTAATATTTGATTTATTTGCAATAGTTCATCATTCTACGCTGTACGTTTTTTCCATACAGCAACGTTTTTATTATTCACTCTTGTTTTATCCTGAAACGCCTCCACCGCCGGGGGAGGGTGGGTGGCCTTCGGGTCCGCCAGGCCAGGGGGCCGGTGGCGGAGGAGGTCCGTACGGGTTGAAACCTTGGCAAACGCTTGGTGCATCTGGGTCATTTGCTGAACCAGGTGGGCAACACCTGCCCTTGATAGTTTTATTAAACTTCACTTCTATATCCAAATATTTTAGCGCTAAGTTGTCTGGGAACGGAAGGGGGTTATTAGGAATGCGGCGACATGCTTTGCGGCGATAGTAAGTGATGCACCTATACGTTAACTTACATCCTTCTGCTCCTTGACAACCGGGACAGTTTACGGTCAGTCCCTCCGTGTTCGCACAGGGCTTGTATGGGTTGACATCCGCGTTCGCTGGGCAGACCGGTTCAAATCTAGTGTAAACCCTTCGACAGCAACTGTCTCCCTCGCCCCCCGGATTTTCACACGGCTGTCCTTGTGGATCCAAAAAAATCGGATCGTTTCTCGGTGAAATGGCTTCGCATCGTCCCCAAGATTCCCACTCCCCTCCGCGCCCCCACTTGTTCCACGCACACTGGCAGTCATGGGGGTTATAGCCTCCGTCCCATTCTGCTGTCGACTTATTATTACATGCCACTTTATTTAGACATTTATTTAAGGAATTTTGTAGCTTGTTATTCATTCTTGTTTTGTCCTGAAACGCCTCCGCCACCGGGTGTATCCCAAGGGGATGGGGGCCGTGGAGGAGGAGGGTATGGATTTCGGCAAGGCGCTGGCGCATCTGGGTTACCGCCTGATCCCGCTTGGCAACACTTGCCCTTGATAGTTTTAATAAACCGTACTTCCAGTCCAACTGGTTTTAGCTTATGATGAGGATGACCTTGACCCGGCTCCTGAGATTTGCACGCCTCACGAGTGTAATAACTATAACACCTCATCTTTGTTCTGCATCCTACTTCTCCCTGACAACTAGGGCAGTTGACGGTATGACCCGGCATGTTCTCGGCGCGCATCCAAACCCTTCGACAGCAACTGTCTGGATCTCCCCATGGATTTTCACACGGCTCTCCTTCTGGATCCAAAAAAATCGGAACTTGCGGGTCCGGAATAGGTCCGAATGGTGACCCGGGATCAATATTCCCGCCAGGAGAAATGGCAAAGCACTGATGGTTAAAATCCTTGACCCCACCGCGCCCCCCGTAGTTCCACGCACATTGGCAGTCATGGGGGTTATAGTCTGCTGTCGACTTATTCTTGTCTGCAACTTTATTAAGACACTCGTTTAAGGAATTTTGGAGCTTGTTATTCATGTTTTGGTGTTATTCTGCTTAAATGCAACTATGGCATCCTGTAATCTATCTGACATGGGGTTTGGAATAATCTTATCGGACTCTCTAGTAAACTGGCTGGTTTTTGTTTTTAAATACAACCTATCACCAATTGAGCCTTTGAACGAACCTGACCTTACCTCAAGAACGTACATGGCAGGATACTTTGGCGTATAATCTTGACAGGGTTTTGTTGTGCATGGTTCCGCATCTTGAATGTCTACAACGGTACGATTAGCGTTTATCCAAACAATGGTTAAGCGTAAGGGGGTGTCCATCATCCACATGCTATGAGGCTGCTCGTCATCAAACATGAACAACATACCTTGACCTTCCTTAAGAGAGGTGTTGTACTTTAAACCCTTTTTTCGGGTAACGGGAGTGGACGCCATTTTCACTAAAAGCGATTGTTCTCCAATTTTAATTTCGGTGTCAAAAGAAGTTGGATCTACTAATGCTTTGGATTTTTGTTTTTTATTCATAAGACTTGGAGCCAATTCTTCTTTGTATAGACTTACTGTTTGATTAGCGTAATCGCTACAAAACAGAATTTCATTGTTTAATCCAAGTTTAAGCGCGCACTTGTTGTGTTTTTTGCAAGCCTTTTTGGATACCCTATATATACACTGCCTACGAGCGCTTCTTTGAATGATTCCGCCACACTCAGACATCTCTTTCTTCGCATGCAAGACAGCATCAGATTTACAATCTAGCAATTCGTCAGACTCAGGAGCGTTTTTAGAATACTTAGGGAACGCTCCGGCTTTTATTTTTTGAGCAATTTTCAATAAAGACTCTGAAATATTGCCCTCGGACTTATTTAAGCATATTGCTACTCTTTGTTTATGGTTTGAGTATTCCTT